TATTGTTTGATTTTCTACTATTTATTGTTTGTTAATTATTTTAGTTTAGCTTTATTTATTTATTTATTTCATTAGTAGTTGGTCAAGAATTTCTGAACGATAGTAGATTATGAACATTATAATATCGATTTGATAGAGCTTATATTTTATGAAATGGTTGGGCCGTAAAATCCCTAGAAACCGTACCTTGCAAGGGTCTTTCCAAATTTTACCTTACCCATAGTAGTGTGTATAATGATATATCAAGTGTGATATCGGGAATTTATTATTGTCAGAAACGATTGATGTAGAAGAACGATTTGGTAGTACCACCTTGTTATTAATATCTCTCATTCTTTAGTGAGATGGATAGTATTAGTAGTGAGCGATGGGAAGAATCAATGATTGTAAATAGACATCTGGCGCTTACATCAAGAAGGAATGAACATCAGGGTCCATGTAGCTGCGACAAATCATGCGACGGGACCAACACCCACCTAGGGTATAAATAGAAAAACCGGCGGAATTAATACACCTCCGTTAATTGCGAAATTGTCAAATGCAATGATGTATATCTTTAGAACCGCACATGGATTCACAAGGAACCCTCTTGGTTGCTGAGGTAAATGCAGCTCCAGTATTCTCACTGGTTAAGGAGATAACCCATATGGCTAGTGCTGACGCCATGCCCCAAGTCAGTGCACCCGAACAAGTTATACGATCATGTTTTGATAATATGGTAAGTAATAACACCATGTCCAAGATTATTACACCCGAACAAGATTTAAGTAATAAGGTAAGTAGTGGAACCTTGCTCAATACTACTACACCCAAACAAGATACTCGATCACGTACAAATTTTGATTTACAGGATAATTATAAACATAATAATAATGAAAACATATCATACATAGATGTATCAAAGATCAATAATACGTATGATAGTAATATATTAATTAATGGAAAAAGTATTCCTATCGTGGAAAAATCGGTTGAAAAACAAAATGAAAATTTAGAAGATTTAGATGATGCTAAAGAGAAAACTGATTTATCGTTTTTATCCAGGATTAAGCATATTCCTCAAAATATTAGAGATATGTTAGAACAACTGCGAAATTTTAAGCAAGCATTTTCGACGAATGTTAATGATAAGATAGAGAGCTGTAAAAACTTTATTCCCAATATAGGTAAACAAATTGGTAATGGAATTTATACAAACTTGTTATCGATGTTGTCGCCCTTATTAGGTGGAGCTGAAGTTATGGCGAATATAGTTAGAGCTTTGGATACGATTTATGAATTTCTAAAAGTGTGTTTTCCAACGGATTATATTTTAAATATGTCATCAGCTGGATTAGCTATTAAAAATAAGTTTGGTTTGACTTTTTATATTAAATTGATTACAATGATTATTTCCATATATGATTGCGTTCGTATATTAACATTGAATGCAACAGGATATTCTTTGGCGATTATAAAATCTGAAGATGCAGAAAAAGCTATTTCACACATTTATATTAAGAGTCCAGGTTTTCGCAGATCACCAAATACTACCTTGAAAGGAACACCACAATCAGGTAATCTAGAAGCAGTGGCTTTATCTCTTTTTATCTCTACCATTTTACCAAAGAGTTTACAATTTTTATTAAAAGATATGCATATATTTACACAAACTAAAATCGTAGATGATACGACATGGGCACAGGATTTAATAGCTTTCATTTTTGGTATACCAGGGAAGGTTATTGAGAATTTGATGCCCCAGTGTGAAACTAAGGATGCTTTATTGAGCATGATTAATTATATAGATATGACCTTACCATTCTCTAAGTTTTCTACCATAGTAAGAAAACTTGAGGATATGGTTAAGAGAAATGAACAGGATCCCAGAAGTGCAAGTGATAAAACATTTCAAGATGACTTTCTAAATATATATAAAGATTATGTTGACTATAAGAATAAAATTTTGTCTGTTAGGGAAAAATTACCACCATATGCAATAAATGTGGATAAACGTATTATGAATGTTCGAGACAAGATAATATATATTAAGAATAATGTAAGGATTGAACCAGTGATGGTTGTTTTCTGGGGTAAACCAGGAGCAGGTAAGACAATTGCTATGAATCGTTACATAAATGTGTTGAAGGAACAGCATTCTATTTATGTACATTCTACCACCACACCAGAGAAAGATTACCACGATCAATATGACAATGAATTTATTTACGTTGTTGATGATATTGGACAAATATCAGTTAAACAGTGGTCACCATATATTAATATTGTTTCTACTACAAAATACCCATTAAACGCTGCTGCTGTAGAGAAAAAGGATACCAAATTTTTTACATCTCGTTTGATCTTAGCTACTACTAATAATATTAATATAACAATTACTGCTGATTGTGGTATTTCAGAATTATCTGCATTACATAGACGTATCTTCTTAGTGAATTTTAATGATGTTAAATTTACTGATGGTGCATATGTTGGAGTATTACGTTATGCGGAATATGATGTACAAAACTCTCAATTTGAGTATATTGATGGAAAAATGTTAAATAATGAAGCGTTTCCAATAGAATGGATTCACCAAGCGATTAGTGCAAAGATGGATAAACAACTTAAGTATTATAATGCTTTAACTGATACTCATCATATTAAATTACCACCATTACCTGGATCAGCACAAGCAAAGGAACGTAAACATAAAGATCATACTCTTTACACTAGGATTACATATGGTGATCGTCAGATCGAACAACCTACAGCGCGTGATTATATCGATTGTTTCTTTTTTGTTATTAAAGGATTACTTTCTGATGCTATACAGTATATAATTGATTTAGCCGCAGATGTTGGTAGTGTCTTAGTTTCTTGCTTTAGTAATATGAATTCCGTTTGTGAAACTTTAGCCTTAGCAGGTTCAGTGCTTGGACTGTTAGTCGCTGGAATTTCAATTATAAAGAATTATTTCGAAGAAGAAGAATCTGAACTTGATAAGTTAATTAAGAATGATCGAAACTTCAAAGAATTTAAATCCAATAAAACGATAAGGAAAGGGCTGTTAACTGCTGTACCACAAACATTAGAGAATTTGTATAATTTAAAAGCTGATACACGAGATATAACACCTTTGAAGCGTATTGCTAATCAAATTTTTGGTGTTGAAGCTCAATTTTATGTAAATTATCAAGGGAAAAATCAGGAAATTAAAACAACTTTTTCCTCGTGTTTTTCTGGACGATATTTTACAGCTCCTTACCATGGTTTGAAATTGGAAGTTGGTCAAACAGCAATTATAACAGCTTGGCGATCGAAAAATCAGGTTGTGTATGATCACATTAAATGTAAATGTGTTTATAACGCAACGTATGATGATATAGTTATCATGGAATTACCAGATTTACAACCTACATATTGTAAGAATATAAAATTTTTGTCAGATACAAAAAATAATCGCGTAGTTTTAGCAACTCCTATTGGATTAGTTAATGTTAATAATACAATTAGAGCTTTAGATATGAGAATGCAGTATAAAACTATTTATACTAATTTTTCTTCAGTGATAAAACCACATGATGCATTATTGTATGATTTCGAAACAGAGGCGTTATGTGGATCTTTATTGGTGACTGAAGATGGATTTTTACTTGGTCATCATGTAGCATCAGTCGAATACCCTAATGAAGATGGACTTGTTACCACAAAAGGTGTGACGAAGATATTTTCTAAATTAACACGAGATTTTATAAATGAAAAATTTTGTAAACATAACGTTTTAAATCCTAATAATGATCCTGAGTGGTATATACCATTATCAGAGAAACAACCCGTTGGATCTGTTGTTGCAGCTAAGATTCCTAACGTGTATAGTCATGCCGCTGCTACTTCAACTATTGCTCCATCGGCTGTTTACGGAATTTTTCCAGAAGATCGTAAACCGGCTGATTTACAACAATTTGGAAAAGATACACTTAAAATATTAGATAGTGCTTCACATCAAATTTGTAAGGATGTTAGTTTGGAAGTTCTGGAATTTGTTAACGACTACTTAGATTTGATTGATCCTTCTATTGATGGTTATCGGCTATTAACAGAAAAAGAAATAATACTTGGTTTCGACAATTTAAATGAGATTGATAAACAGACAATTACTGGCTTTGGCTTTACAGGAGTAAAAGAAGATTATCTTGATTATCACAATGGTGTGTACACCAAAGAATTTAGAACTCGTACTGAAGAATTAGAGAAAAATTTGATAAATAAAGTGTATTCAGTAGAAGATTTGTTATTTTCCAGTCAATTAAAGGATGAATTGAAGGATGTTGAAGATGGTATCCCTAAGAAACCACGAGTTTTTAAGATGGCACCTTTATCAATAACATGTCTCTTTCGCAAATACTTTGGCTATTATTTGAATAATATTAGGAAAAATCGGTCGAATAATTTAATACAGATAGGGATAAATCCCTTAGGTCCTCAATGGGAAGAATTATATAATGATTTACTATCATATGGTGATAAAATTATTGATGGTGATTATGGCAATTGGGATAAGTGTATGTTACCACAATTCCAACAATTACTAGTTAAACATATATTAAAAGTGACTAATCTTTCCGATAATATTATAGCTGGATCTTTGTTACAATTGATGATGACAACACCTACAATTATAGGAAGTGATGTTAAAGTTACTACTCATTCATTTCCATCTGGATTAGTAGGAACGGCGGAATTCAATTCCATAATTAATAAAATGTATAGTATATATGTGTTTTACGAAGTATGTAAGGAGAACAACATTGTGCCTGATTTGACAACTTATTGTTTAAATATTAGGATGCATACATATGGAGATGATCAGATATCATCAGTTTCTGATGAATGGATTGATAAGTATAATGGGCTTACATATGAAAGACACATGAATAAATTGGGGATTAAATTTACCACGGCTGATAAGAAACCTTGGGTTGTTGGCTTTAATTCAATTGATAAATGTACATTTCTTAAAAGATCATTCAGATATCATCCTATCTTAAACACAATCGTGGCTCCTTTGGAACCACGCTCTATGTTATCAACTTTAAATTATGTTTCAGATGATTTTCGAAACATTGAACTAACTCGTGTAAAACTGTTGAATTTCCAAAGAGAAGCATTTTTACACGCAGATTATAATAAATATATGAAACATGTTCGTGCTATGGCGCTAATTAAAATTAAATTCACTTCTTTTATGACAGATAATTATTTATGTCAGTTGTATAAGAAGAATGAATATGGCAATTTATTGGAATGGC